CACGGGAAGAGCAAAGGGTTAGATGGATTAACCTTATATGTCGTCCCCGGTATGGTTCCGTTAACTTGTAAAGTCGTAGAGTTGTTAAATTGACCCACCAGTTCACGGTGGGACACAGTAATAGCGCCTCTACTCTTGGTAAACCTCGGTTTACTTCCCCTCACGATCCTTGTGATAGCTACAGGTGCCGCAATAGCCCCCGGGAAAGTCCCCGGGTGCAGCACAATATCCCTATTCCTACCAAACCCTTTCTTCATCTTATTCCACGCTTTCTTCAGCACCCATTCTGCGCCTGTCCAAAACATCTTTGCGCCTGTGGGGGAGATCATCATTGTTCCTAATGCTGTGCCAGCCGCTTTCGCAGCTGGTAATGCCATCATCGCTAAATTGTTATTCCTCTTTACTAGAGCCATGTCTGTGTTTGCTTGGTCAAGCTACGGCGGAGTCGAGAATGCTGGGCTCATGAGCGTCAACACCCTCAACTCCAAATAGATCCATTTCCCACCTGTCAAGACGATCCTCTAGAGCTAGCTGTTCATCACCAGTAAGACCGAAGGCAGCCCAAAAGCTAGCCCTGGCCTCGGCGGTGACAGCATACTCTCCCCCAGAACCACGCCATTTATGTACATTAGTGACCGTATCAATACGTTGATGACGACTCGGCTTATCATACATCTTGAACCTGGAATAAAACCGCTCAACGACAGGTATGCCACTTGAAAGTGCAATACCACCGTGATGCTGCGCGTTACTCCACGCTTTCCGTGTTGCCAAGTCTCTTATGTTGTTAACGCAATGTACATCTTTACTCATGGCTGTTCTTACATTCCGGACCATCTTCCAACCACCTTGAAACTGCACGGGGTGTGCCTGGCAAAACTCAACACCTTCCAAATGGTACACAGGCGCTTCCACCTTCATGGTAAATCCTAATTTTAGGAAGTACTCAGGTAGTGTTGTCTGTATATTCTTCAGATTCCTACGCTCCACGATGAGAACGCAGTCATCACCACAGTTTGCCAGACTATACTCATTAATCCCCAAATGGCGCATATATCCATAAATCATTGCACACATTAACAAATAGTTACCCAAAGATGTGTTTATATCCCCACTCATACGACAACCCTCCTTACGATAAGTTATAGTGCCATCAGGCACATAACC